CGATCCTGTCGAGGGCCTCACGGTTCCGTGAGAGCGCAGCGCGGGCCACGGCCTTGGTGTACCCGTGCGGCTTGCCACGAAAGAACAGATCACCAAAGGTGGCATCGGCCTTTTCGTGATCGGTCGTCGTCGCGCAGCGCCACTCCGTCCCCGTCGGGGGGTTGAATCCGCCCGCCAGTTGCTCGGCCTCGAGGCCGGCATGGAAGACGGCGGCGGCCAGGATCGCGTTGGTTCGCTCTATGGGGAGGGGCATCCGCAATGCGTGTGCATGAATGGGTGCGGAGTGAAAAACTTCACCGTCGCACCCATCCGGCGACAGCCGTGCCTCGATGCCAGCCACCCCGAAGCCATGCATCAGCAGCGCATGGCCGGCTTCGTGATAGGCGATCGCCTGGCGGATATTCTCCTGGCGCCAGTTCAGATAATCGGCAGGCAGCGGATCAATGGACCAGACTGCCCGCAACAGGCAGCGCCCGGGATAGGGATGTGCGGAGGTTGGCATCAGTGCTTCGCCACCAGGGGCAGACCATGCTCTGCGCGGAATGCCGGCTCCCGTGCGTTCAGTTGCTCATTGCTCGGAATGGGGAAAAAGGTTTCCAGCACGACGAGCCAGTTCACCCCGCTGCTGAGACCATGCGGATGAAGGTCACGGTCTACTGCAAGATGGGTGACCAGGAATAAATCGACTAGCAAGGCTTGGATGCTCTCGTCAGCGCTCACGCGCTCGGCCAGGGCGTGCCCGATCTCATCGGCGCGGCGTGCGAGGGCAAGACTGGCGGCGGCCTTCACGGGATAAAGTTCGTAGGCGTCGGCTCCTGCAGCGGTGAGTCGCGCGACTTCGTTGACCAGGTCGGCGAGCGTTTGGGGGGCTTGTTGCGGTGTCATGTATTTTCCTTTGAATTCGAGTTGAAACTGTGCCGGGGTCTGCACGTCCTGCAGGGGTTGCCCATCGGGCGCCGCCCTGTTTGCTGCACCCGTCGGCCTGGGGGCTGCCTTCGGGATGGATATGTTTTTTCCACCCATGCGGCTGCTGATCCCGACCAGCAACAAGTCGGCCAGCGTCCCGGCATTGGCGAGCACGATGTCTCTGATCTCGCGGCGCAGCGAGTAAGCTGGATCCTGATCTCTCACCACTTGCGGTTCCATTCATCATTCCCATGGATGCGAAACGGATCGACGCGGGTGACGCCACGCGGCAGACGGGGCGCAGCAGGCTGCTCGCCGCCGGCCTTGCGCTCTGCCATCCGGTCGAGGTCGAGGTTCGCCAGCCGCAGCGCAGCCATCGCGTACACCAGACAGTCGAGGGCTTCGTTCCGGGGCCGGGTCTGGACCCATTCCTGCGAGTGCCGGCCGAATCGCTTCCGCACCACCAGCTTCTCGCTGGCCAGCTGCTGAAAATATTCGTCGTCGAAGGCGGTGTCGGCGGGGAAATGGATAAAGCCCGGGCCATGCTCGGCAAGGCGCAGGCGCGAATACACCAGCACCTTGCCGCTGTCCACGCCAATGGGCTCGATGCGCGTGCCCTTCCGGCCAGCACGGCGCAGGCGCTGGGCGCGGCGCTTGGCGTCCTCGATCAGCGGGCGGGCGAAGCCGGTCACGCCCTTGATCGCGAAGGCGAAGCGGCGGCGACCGCAGAAGCTGTACACGGCGTCGGAGTTGTATCCGCTATCCACGGCCAGCGCGCTGGGCTTGAATTCGGTCACCAGGTCGGCGAGGTCCGCCCAGACTTCCGGGCGCGCGGTGTCGCCGGGCAGAATGACGTGGTCGAGCAGCCAGGCCTCCTCACCCTTGCCCCAGCCGACGAAGGAAACCTCGATGCGGTCCTTTTGGATGTCGGCGCCGCCGGTCACGACAAGGATCGGCACGTCCTCGATTGTGTATTCCTCCACGCGGGACATGAGACCGGCCGGCGCGATGGCGTCGCCCTGTTCTTCCCAGCATTCGCCCAGGGAGGTGTTCACCCAGGCCTTCAGCATCTCGGTCCCGCCGTGCTTGGCCTCCAGGAAGTCGGTCGCGACCTCGCCCCAGCGGCGCCACGGTGAATAAAGCTCGTTCAGGTGGTAGCCCGCCACGCCGGAGAAGTCGCCCTCGGCGATCCACTTGCCGGCCAGCAGCATCTTCGGCTTTTCGGCTTCGTCGATACCGGCGCCGCAGTGCGCGCAGTAGTAGCGCGCGGTCTCGGGCTTGCCTTCGTCCCACTTCACGCCCTCCCACTTCAGCACCTGGTGCTCGCCGCAGTGCGGGCAGGGGACGTGATACCGGCGCTTGTCCGACTGCTCGAAGGCGGCCTCGATGCGGGACAGATCCTTGATCGTCGGCGTGCTGGTCAGGATCAGTTTCCGGTTCCAGAAGGTGGCGCTGCGCTTCCTCGCCAGGTGGACCGGATCGCCCTCGCTGCCGGCGCTGGTCGGGTAGCGGTCCACCTCATCGCACAGCACGATGCGGATCGGGCGGCTGGCCAGGCTGGCCGGGCTGTTCGCGCCGACGATGGTGACGTGCCCGCCGGGGAAGGTCTTGTGCAACATGGTGTTGCCGCTGTCACGGGCGCGGGGATCCTTCACCAGCCCGCCCAGGATCGGCGTGTCGCGCAGCATGGTGGCGAGCCGGTCCTTGCTGAAGGTCTGCGCCATTTCGAGGGTGGGCTGCAGGCATAGGATCGGACTCGGATCCTGCGAGACGAAATAACCGATGATGTTTTCCAGCATGGCGGTCTTGCCGATCTGCGCGCTGGTCATCAGCACCACGGTCTCGACCTCGGGCTGGGTGACCACATCCATGATCGCGCGCTGATAGGGGGCGCGGTCGGTATTCCACTGCCCAGGCTCGGCGCTGCTCTCTGGTGACAAGCGGCGGTACTGGTCCGCCCACTCGCTCACGGTGAGGCGCGGCGGTGGGCGGAATGTCTTCCTCGCCTTCCGCATCAGGTCCTTGAGGTCACTCATCGGCGGCGAGCTCCAGAAGGGCTTCATGCACGCCGGCAGTGATGACGGCCTCGACCTCGGCGAGCGTGGCGCCGGCATAGGCCCGGGCGGCGAGTTTCGAGGGCATGGAGAGCAGCCTGGCGCGGATGCGGGCGAAGGTGTCCTGCCACTGCTTCAGCACCTCATCGGCCGGCAACAGTTCGCCACGCAGCTGCGCTTCCTCCAGCTGCTTCAGGTTTGCCGCGTGGTGGTTGAAGCGGGCCTGCTCGGATTTCAGGTCGAATACCTGGCCATCGGATGCCACGCCCAGCCCGCGCAGGTTGCGACGGCGTAGCCATTCTCCAAACTCGGGACATGGGTAGCCGGCCGATCCGCGCGGGGGCGGGTCGTCAGACTTTGCAGCGGCGCGCAGCCCGGCAGCCGTCATGCCCGTAAGGTCTGCTGCTTGTGCTTGTTCAAGTGCTTTCGACATAGTGTTTGTAACCTATTGATGCGACAGCAACTTATTAATTCGCTATGCCTACGCAAAAGCCGCCGCGTCGAGATAACCTGCCCGGTTTACCCCAGGAGGACCCGCGCTTTATCTTGGCGATCACCGTGCCGTCCTCATGGCCTGCTCGAAGGCGATCTCGAACTGCTTCGTGAACTCACGGTTCACCACCTCGGCAGCAGACCGTGGCAGGTCCAATACCTTGCGATAGCCAGCGGCCTGGACGAAGACAAACATGGGCTTAATGCTCCTGCCCGATTGCCACCAGACTCCGGGGTGCAGGTGAGAGTTGGCGCCTGGGGGAATGACGAAGTAACCGACCAAGGCCATGCGCTTGCCCCGACCCTTGTATGTCTTCATGCGGGACTTCAAGGCGCCCAGGATCTCGCGCACCTGCGCCCGCTTCGGGTTGCCGTAGGCGTCGAGTTGCATTCCCTGTCCGGGTATCGCACGCCACCCGCTCGGCAGCGCACCCATCCCGGCCAGCGCCTTCTCCATTGGCTTGCTTCCGCGCATGCCTCCGCTGAAGTGTTCCTTCAGCAGCATGGCCGGCGGGACGCGCATGCCCTTGTCCTTCAGTCCCGCCACTGCTTCCAGCTTGGACTTCGTGGCGCCCCTGCTGAATGTCCCCCTCTGGGTGAACGGGCTGGGCCGGTCGAAGGTGCCGAGCATGTCCTTCACCAGACGCTTCTCCACTTCCTTGGCGGTGCGGGTCAGGGCCACGGCGGCGGCATACCTGGCTTGCTTGCCTGCCTCGCCAACCATGCGCTGCATGCGGTCCAGGCCTTCGATCTTGATGGTGAAATCGATCATTGTGCGAGCCCCTTACTGCATGACGTTTGGCATGTCATGTACCCATGGAGTGACCCGGACACCAGGCTCCGGATCGTCTTTGTCCTGATCGTGCAGGACATCCATCACGCCCAGCACCTGCGCCTCGGACATCAGCGGCAGCGCCTGCACCATGGCCTCGACCCATGCCTTCGGATCTTCGTCGATCGCTGCAATGGTTAGCTTCACATCTAGGTCGTTGAAGGACTGCAGCCGCTTCCCTTCAGCGTTGGCAAGCGGCCCGAAGACTTCCTCGATCGCGGCGGTGCACTCGGCCTTCACATCGCCCCCGTCGAGGTAAGCCTCGATGAGGCCAGCACAATCTGCGCAGCGACCGCGGAAGGCGTTGGTGTGCGAGGGGTGTTCGCTCCACTCGATCAAGGTAAGGCGCAGTTCGGCCAGCCGTTTGTCGGATAGTGTGTGCATCATGAATTCACCCCCTTGGCGGGTTGCATGGCATACCGGGCCAGCAGCAGGGCCTCGGCGAGGTTGTGATCCTTCACCCGATGCAGTGCCACCTCGGGATAAAGGCGGGACGCCACGGTGCGGCTCATGGTCTTGTCACGGGTCAGGGAGAAGGTCTTCTTCCATGTAGCCGGGCCCACCAGCTGCAGCGGGATCCCCAGCGTGCTGATCACGCCGCTGATCACGCCGCTGGAATGGCCCAGGCTGAAGACGCTGGCCACACCCTGGCCTGGCATCGATCCGACCTGCTCGACCACGGCGATCTTGATGTCGGCGGCGATCGGGCGCAGCAGGTGGGCAAGGCCTGCCGGATCGAGTTCGCGCTTCACCTTGCCCTTGCCTCGGGTGATGGTCGGCAAGTCTTCCAGCAGGTGGACACGGCCCTTTGCATCCACGGCGGCGACTGCGCCGGTCAGGCCGGGATCGATGCCCAGCCAGATCATGCTGCTGCCTTCAGTAGGAAGCGCCGCGAGCCCGGTTTCTCGACCAGGTACTGGCCGGCGATCTCGGGGTGGTCTTTCTCGAACCGGCTGCGGTCGAAAGTGCGGGTCGGCTTCGCCAGCTTCCAGGTGGCGAGGATCTCGCCCGTGTCTGCGATCAGGGTGCTGTTCTCGCCCAAGGCTTCCAGCACCAGCTTCTCCTGATCTTCTGCCTCGGTCTCAAGCGCCTTCACCTGCGCCTTGATCTCGGCCAGGCGTGCGACGGCATCCTGCACGCCATCGTCGGCGATCACGGTCCCGCCGCTGTCGTTGCGGAACAGCAGGCGCAGATCGAAGGCGGACTTGGCCGGCGGCGGGGTACGTTCGCGGACGTGATCCCAGAAGACACACTCGGCCTCGATCATATGATCGATAGCTTCCTGATCGCGGGCGATCTCGAAATAGACCATGCGCTGGCCTGCCACCAGGTACACGATGAAGGCGCGCTGCAGGTCTGCCACGTTCATGTAATGCAGCGTCTGCAGGACGTGATCGGCGCGGGGCGCATCGCCGTCCTGGTAGCGGGTCGTCTTGATCTCGACCAGGGCGCGCTCGCCCACTATGCGGCGGTCGAGGTGGGCCATCAGGAAGGGATGCTCGCGGCTGGAGAGGGTTTCATTCACCCGGCGCAACTTCAGACCGGTGCGGCTGCTGAATTCGTCCGCGACCACGTCCTCGAGGAGGTTGCCCCAGCGGATCACCTCCACGTCGTCTAGGTTCGGCGGTTGCACCTGGCCGGTTTTCTCCTGCCACAGTTCAACGGCGGTCTTGTATGGGCTCGCGCCCAGCACCACGGGGGCATCGCTGCCGCCGATCCCGTGCATGCGCTTCTCCTTTTGCTGTTCGGTAATCATGGTGGTGCTCCTCAGAAGGGCAGGTCGTCTTCGAGGTCGGCCAGCGGGTTGGCTGGGGATGCTGCAGGCTGGGCCGGCGCGGGCTTGGCTTGCTGCTTCGGTGCGCGCAGCCGGATCCCGCCGACCAGCTTGCCGGCATAGGCCACGGTCGGATCGGCGAAGGCGACGATCTTGTGGCCGAGCCAGTGGTCGGTGTCATCACCCAGCAGGGTGCCCAGGGTTTGGATGTTCGTGCTGTTCAGCACCAGGGCCCGCTCCTGTTCGGCGAAGTACAGCGCCCACTTGTGCTCGGGCGGCTGGCCTTCGGGGGCCACGTTGACGCGCTCCAGGCGGTCGATCGTCAGCAGAGCGGGGGTGGGGAAGTCTTCCTTCTTCAAATAGGTCGAGGGCAGCAGTTCGGCGATTTTCATGTCGGGTTCCTTTTGTGAGACAGGTTCATTGGTGTGCCCGGGCAGTGCCTGGGCGGGGGTCTGCCGCGGTTGCGGCGGATTCTTGAGGATGGCCAGCTGGGCCCGGATGAGCGGGTCGGCCAGATAGCAGTCGCGCATGCCGATCGGGTCACGCTCTGCCACCTTCCGGACGGCCACCAGGTCGTCGGCGTCGAAAAAATAGGCACGGGCAGCGGCTTGGATGAGGAGGTCTAGGCTCATGCGCTCACCTGTGCCGATTGCATGGGTGTCGCGGGTGTCGCCGGGTGTCGCGGGTGTCTCACGGCGAGACCCAGAAAAGGGGGAAACAAAAACCGGCGGAGGTGTCGCCGCCGTTTTGTATTTCCTAAGGGCGGCGAGGGTACTTTTTGCCATTTCAGCGGCGAAGGTTGGCAGGCCGTTTTCATGGCTTTTTCACTTGGGTGTCGCCGGGTGTCGCCGTAATGGCCATGGGCTGAAAATGCGACCCGGATTTGCCCTTGATCTCGTGATAAATCACCTTCCCGGCGACTTTTAGGTGTGTCACTGCTGCGCGGACTTCGGTGCGCGATAGGCCCATCTTGTCCTTGCTGTTTTCGAGGTCGGACATGGAGTAGTGCAGCCCCTGGGTGTATTCATGCCGGATGAACTGCAGGACCTGTTCAGCAGTGGCGTCCGCGATCTGCTCGGGGCTGCGCCGGATGGCGTCCATCATCTCGAAGTGATACCCGTGGCGGACGATGTAGATCGGATCCTGGCGCTTTGCGAAGCTCAGTTTCGGCAGGGCCATCACGATGCCGGTCTCGCCATCCATGAGGCGCAGCCCGGTCACCTTCTGCCATTCATCGGCATCGAGCGGCTGCATCACTGCGACCATCCGGGATCCGTCTGCCAGTGAACTGCCCCCACGCCCGGAATACTGATCCAGCGTCTTCTCGCGGGAATTCGCCTTGCCGATGTGGTGTATCCCCTCGGTGCAGCAGTCGAGGCGATTGCGGAAGATGCGGAAGGCCTCGATCAGGCCCTGCTCGGCATCGTTCACCCGGGCCTCGCCCACGCCGAAAGACACAAGCGGATCGAAGATCAGGCGGTCGGGTTTGAATTGGGCCAGCTTCTCGGTCAGCCAGTCGATGTTCGCCAGGTGCGGTTCCACCACGTCGTCGACCACTGCCGACAGCCTGAACCGTTCGCCGCTCACGTCGATGATCCGGACGCTCTCGAGAACATGGGCGATATCGTTGAGCGACAGGTTCATGGCGCGGGTGATCTCCCGTAGCCGGGCGGTCAGGATCTCGCGGCTGTCCTCGCGAGTGACGATCACTGTCCTGCGGGTGTCGCCGGTCTCGCGCCCCCATAGCCGACGGCCCAGCGCGATAGTGGCGGCCTCATAAAGGGCCGTGGTCGTCTTACCCGCGCCGCCTGAAGCGTTGAGGGTGCGGACATCCGCATACAGCAGATCCGGGACGATCGCGCGGGGCGTTAGCCTGGCGATGCCAAATTCGTCATTCGAAATGGGGTTGAAATTGACCGACGGGAAGATCCAGTCGTCGTCTTGGACTGGAACTTCCGGCCTGGGTGTCGTCAGGGCATCAAAGAATGTTTTCTCGGCCACAGGTGCAGACGGCGCAGCGATGATCAGATCATCGATCGAGTCAAATCGTGCGAGGGTATCCAGAGAAAACTTGACGTCATCAAGGCCGTCAATGTGCAGCGAGAGAGCCTGAATCCGAGCCGAATGCGTCGCGTTCGACCAAGCCGTTGATGTCCGAATACCAGGGCGGCCCGTATCGAGCTCGTGTCCGTTGATCCGCATCAGCCACGCACCCGCTTCTTCAGGTTGCGGGCTGCCAGTCTGCGGGTGGCGCGGTTGCCGTACATGGCGGCGTGCAGCAGCTGGTCGTCGTCGGCGGCTTCTGCCGAGACGCTGGCGCCGTTGGGGCGGCTCACGTTGGCGCCGAAGCGGATCTTGGCGGGATTGCGGTTCACTGGGGCCTTGGCCATGATCAGCCCTCCCAGTGCCCACGCTTGGCCGCGCGGACAGCCTTACGGGTGCGGCGCTTGCCGCCTTTACGTTGGCGGGCCATGGTCAGCCCCTACGCCGGGAGACGCCGCGCGGCGGTTTTGCGGCGGTGGTGGTGCGGGCGGCTTGAATCTTCTTGTGGACGTAGGTATAGACCTCGGACTCGACATAGCGGACGCTATTGGAGCCCGCCAGCTGGATCGGCTGGGGGAAGTCCGGGTCGTAATATTTTGAATTTGGATTGCGGCGCTCGGCCGCTGCTGTGCGGCCTATGCCGATGATGCGCTCGGCTGCCCGGGTGGGCAGGAGTGCTTCAGGTTTCGGTGATTCTGCATCCATGTTTCGCTTCCTTCTAAAGCGCCCGATTCCGTTGTGAATCGGTACATGGATGCAGCGTATTGGTTACATCAGGATGATTCAGCCCCGAAAAACGGGGCCCCGCGAAACGGGATTATTCTTTGATGGTCTTCTTCAGTTTTTTAGGGAAGCCGGCCCACAAAAGAAGGGTGGAATATTCGCCGCTGGCATACTCCATGGCCTGCTCGATTGAGCGGTCCACCCGCTTTAACGCGGATCCAGTTTGCGCGCCTTCACTAGAAGTCTTGTCTCCGAAGATGCGGTCGGCTATTGCCTGACGATCCCATCCCACGGTCCATACAGCATCGAAGACCCGCAGATACTCGCGCATGTTTCCGAATCGCGGCGAGGGTGGCCTGATCGGCTTGATCGGCTTGATCGGTTCGGGTTCACCTTCGCCCAGCATGTCGGTCAGGTCGTTGGGGTCGCCTTGCAGTCGCGCCTCCTCCAGTTCCGCCTTCACGGCGGCCAGTTGCCCATCCAGTGGAAGGCGGACATCGAAAGCAAAGACGTGCATGAAGCCATCGTCCTGCTCTGGCCAACTGGCGAAGATCACCTCGCGCCCCGGCCTTTCATAGTGCAGCGCGATCGATCGATCGATGTCGACGTACTCCCTGAAGATGTGCCCGTAGCTGGCCTGCTCCAGCACGAAAGGTGGCAGAGGATCGTCAGTGGAAAACCAGACCGGCTCATCCCAGGCAGGATCATTCAATACCATCAGCCCCCACTTTTGCAGTAGGTGCGTCTCCAGTCCCGTGGGCTCGATGCCGGTACGCTGCAGATACTCGCCCCAAGTCTCGAATGGGCTGGCTGCCGGTGGATCAGCGTGGAAGTAAATCATCTCCGAGTCGTCGCCAGGACTGCGACCAACAAGCTTGGGCGTCTTGCCCCCTTCTGGGTAGTACGCGGGGACGCTCATGTAGTGCTTGAAATCGGCCTGATATTCAGGGTTCCGGCGCAGAAACTCCCACGCCCAGGCAGCGGCGTTCTCTCCGTGGTCTGGATATGCTTCTGGGCTGATCCAGTCCGGCAGCCACTCGGGGCGCGGGATGTCTTTCAGCGTGTCCTTGCTGATCATTTTGTAACCCCTTGAATGAACTGCTGGAAGGCCTTGTCACGTCTGGCCGCGTCAGCTGCCCGGACCGTTCCGGCGAGGCATGCTGGCGTGTTTTCCTCGCGCAGCATCCGGTCCATGACGATGGCGCCCGTCTCATGCAGGACGCGCAGCTGGTCGAGCAGGTACTTGGCCCGATCCATCGTCGCGTCGTCGTAGCGGTATCCGCCGAGCCTGCCGCTGCAGAAAACATTTTCGACCATGCCCGATCCATATTCGAACGCAATGCGGACCTCCGACCTGTACTTGTCCGCCGACACTGGCCATGCGCCGACCCGGCGCTTCGCGTCCTCGATCTCACGTTCCCGTTCCAGCTGCTGCTGGTGCGCGGCCTTCTCATCCGGAGACCATTCGCGCCAGACCGCGAACTGATGTTTGCTCTTGCGGTAAATCCTGATCACGCGGCCTGCGGGGTCGGTGTCGGTGTGCCGTTGCCTTCCTTGGGCGCCGGCATCACCAGGAAAAAGACCATCTCGTGCGAATTCGTGGTGGACCAGCATTTCGCGGGTGGCCTGGACGATGATTCCCCAGTTGGTGTGCAGCACCTGCACCCCGCTTGCTCGGTTAGACTTGCGTGTAAGCATTTTGGAACTCCTTCGGTTCTGATTTGCCCAGGGCCGGCGCGGTGCTGAAATCACTCCGCCGGCCCGCCTTACCTGATACCGTCAGGCGGCGGTCTTGCTCATTATCGGCACCACATCGGCGCCGCGTTCTGCTCTGTAAAGTTCAGCTCCCCACCAGTCCATCATCCGGCGCCGCTCGACCAGGCGCTCGCCTCGGTCGTATGCCAGCGCCACCTCGGTGTCGTGAATATGGTCCAGGGCGAGCTCCACCACGTCGCGGCTGAATCCTGCATCGCGCGCAAGCGTGGACAGGGCGGATCGCCACCCATGTGGGGTGTGCTTGCGATCCAGCTGCAGGGTGACGCGATAGGCCTTCTCGATGCTCTCGCGGGTGATGGTGTTGCCACCCGCCGCGCCGGGGAACAGGTATCCCTTCTTCGTGCCTGTCATGTTTTGCCATGCCTTCAATTCGGCCACGATCTGCGGGCTGAGAAGGATGCGGTGGTCGTGGTGGCGGTCCTGCGCCTTCATTTTCTGGCGTGGGAGTAACCATTGCGGGCTTTCGCTGTCCAGGCTGAACTCCTTCCACTCGGCCTCGACCACGTTGCTGATACGGGCGGCGGTGAAGGCGATCAGCCGGTGTGCCATGCGGACAGTGGGGGAGAGGCGGGCC